AAGACATTTTTTTCATATTGCATAGGTTTCCACTCTCGATACCTGTAAGGGCCCTGTAATGGCTTCCTATGGCTTCTGTGAAGGTGCTGGCGCCCATCCTGTGGCTATGCCCCACAACGCAACTTTTACCCCATTTTTTGGCTAAATTAAGGGCAGTAATTCCAGCGTGCTGACTCATACTTCCTTCATCGCCATGTGCCAATACCCAACCTGGGTGGAACTCGTATGCTGTTTTATGATAAACCATACCCATTTCAGAAAATCCCATAAATCTAGGATATTGCAGCTCTGGCAAACTGATTAAGCCAGGTACTTTTAATAAAGTGCTATATAAGCGATCAGAATGATTAGACCTGACAATATGACATTCACGACTATACTCGGATAAGTCCCATAAAATCTCTTTGCATAACTCACGATCAGCGTGAATGGTTTGCTCATAAGCCATAGGTGTTCCATCACTGAAACGGCTAATGGTCTGAAAGTCCATTTCATCACCGACCACCAATACAGCATCAAACTTCTCACGCTTCACCAGCTTTTTCATATTGATAATTGCAGAATCCAGTTGATATGGAACCTGCAAGTCTGAGACCACTAACCAACGCTTAATCTTCTTCCTCATCTGGAGTAGGAATGCGTGGAATAATTCCCTTGTCGCCTACAATCCAATCAGGCATTGACTCTGGACTATCCATTAGATACAACGCAACAGACTCACTAAAGCCTGCTTTGCGTGCAGCTCTAAACATTTCATGTTTGCAGATATACCATTGATCTAATTTAGTTAATGGATCAGGCGATTTGCGTACTCTGCGCCTGTTAATTTTTCTACGCTTTCGTGTAGTAGCCATGTGTATAAGATTACTTCTTATCCACAAGTATTCTCATCATTTCCTCTTGGCGTGTTTCAATTCTTGCCAAGCGATCTGCGAGAGATGATCCAGCGTTAGGTGTTAAAGTCCAGAGCCATCCCTTAATAAGATAGCGAAGACCCCCAAAGAAACCTATCAATACGGCTGTGATGCCTGCGGCAAAACCAGCCCATTCTGCAGCGCTCACTTTTTAGGAGTTGCATACCCAAAGACACCTGCTAGTAATGCCCATAGAATTGAGCGATAGTCAGCTGCGAAATTGGATGCTGCCCAGGCTGATAAGAATGCGCCTAGTGTTAGTACGTATGGATTTTTCATGTTCATAACTTGCCCCCTAGTAGTGGTATGTCGAACTCTGCGCTGCTTAGGTCGCCTAGTTTTGTAAAGCTTACGTGTATGTGTTTTATGTGTGGGTTTATCCCTTTGTATTTTCGCCATTTCCAATTTAATACCTTTGAGCATATTCGCCTGTTATAGATGACGTATGATATGCGTGGATCCGACTTGGCTGCGATTCGGATTTGGTCAGCCAGATAAGGTGCGAGGCTTTCGGATGACTCCAGCCTAGAATCAATATCAATTGCTCTGACCCACCCAAACTCGTCTGGATTATGATCCGATTTTCTGGTGGCATGACGGCTATCGCCCACCCACCCATCACTGGCAGTACGCCTATCTGGAAACCACGTATCAACTTGATCTCTTAACTGCACGCCAGCTGCACATAACTTTGGTTGCATTACAAACCTAAAGCGGTTAAATCCTCAATAGTCAAACCAAGAGCAGTTAATTTAGCTTGTGCTGATAATTTTGCTAATGTTTTTGCTTCAATTTCTGCTTTTAATTCAATATGTTTTTCTGCTTCAATGTTTGCAAGTTCAATTTCTTCGGGAGTTAAATCCACTTCATAAATTTCGCCAGTTGATAAATCGTGAATTGTTTTTTTCATTAATTAACTCCTAATAATTGATATTGACCGCCGATGTTGCGAGTACCTGAAAAATCCCCAATAGTAAATTGAGTATAATTTTGCGTTCCTGTTACAAATCCACCACCTTGATAAGTGACAAAATTATCTCGGTTATTAGGAACTGCTGTAATTGTCCAATAAATTGGCATATCATCATAAGTGCTATCAAAACCATAATAACAAGGGAAAGTAATCATTCCAGAAAAATATCTATTATCAGCCATATACAAATTTGATGCATTGTTTGAATAGATATTGCCCTGCGCTGATGTATTTCCAACCCAATATTGCGCTCCGCCATAATGACCATCGGTTTTAGTTCCAATTCTTAAACCTAATGGTGCGTTATTACTTGTAAATTCAATAGATTGAAATTGCAAAATTAAATACTTGTAAGTTGTGGGAATTGATGAAAAAGTATAAGTGGATGCTGAGCTTGGGAACGTTCCACTTGCAATAACTGTCGTTCCACCACCAGCAGCAGCCCATTTTAATCCAGTTGCTTCTGCACTATCCGCGACAAGTGTGTAACCATTTGTGCCCACTCCTAAACGACTAAAAGTATCTGCACCAGTGCCAACAACTAAATCACCTTTGGCATCTATTGCTGTTGCCATTGAATTAGTTATTGTTACTGTTCCTGAAGTACCGCCGCCGCTAATTCCAATTCCAGCGGTTACCCCTTCAATATCACCTGTTGCGCCTGATGCAACCCAAGTTGCGCCATCGTAATACCAAAGACTGTTATTGTCTTTAGTAAATGCAAAATTACCTTCTTGTGGTGAGGTAACTGCGGCATCTCTAGCTGCGGCACTGGCAAAGACCCAAATACCTTGCATTAAGTAGCCATCAACATCGGCAGCGGTTAATACCTCGCCTGTAGTAAAGTCCTTAAATCCTAATCCAGCGGCCATTATTTCTCCTTAGTAACTAAGCACATTATAGTCTAAAGTGCCGTATATATTGTTATTTAGAATCAGGGCATCGATTACGGGTTCTAAAGTCGTAAAGAAGACCCTAAAGCTGTTTGGTGTGATGGTGTTGGCCACCCCAAAGATTTGCAAAGTTTTATCAAGCGTAGAACCACCAGGTTGGGTTGTTACCACCCTAATTGGATCAAAAAAGTCTAAAGTAAGAGCTGCCAATATCCCTGAATTGTAATTTTCTGTATATAGGTCTAACTCAATACCATCGCATCTGATACTGGTTTCGGCTCGGCTTGCCACATAAGCCTGGGCATAATCTAAAGCTATGGCATCGGTTTGCATTAGCAAGTCTTGTATGTTGTAACTGTGTATAAAATATTTGTCAATAGATGCTTGATTTATGGCTGTTTGTGGTGTGCCGCCTGATCTGCTGACTGTGGCTGAATTGAATATCAGCGTATCATCAAGCTTCCATATTGCATTAGCATAGGCAATACCAGTGCCGTTATCGTTAAATGTAGTTACTGTGCCGCCTATTGAGCCAGCAGTTACTGATCTATCTTGAAATACAAACTCGCCATCTTCATTTACATATAAAGCTCCATATTCTGTTGTAGCGACTGTCTGCATAGCATTTAAGCTAGTGCGAGCCGTGCCTGGGTCGTTTTGTAATGTGGTCAAACCAGCATCAACATCACGCATGCTTGCGGGCCAATCAATTTGATCTAATATTTGATTGATCCGAGTTCCTGACAAATCGCCAGCGCTAGCGCCCGCCACTGTGCTGATCTGTGCATTCTGTGCTAGCCTCATCGCATCTACAGCTTGTATGGTTGTATAGGCAACCTCTGTTGCATCCTTTGGTTGAGTGTTTAAGTAAGATGTAATAAAGCCTGAAAATAAACTGTATGTGGTGCCAGCATAAGTAGCAGTTATTTGCACCTTTTTCATCGGTGTTAAATATGTGTAATAAGGCCCCGATGGATTGGTTGGGTTAAAATCGCCATTTTGATCCACTATGCGTAAAGTTAATTGACCTGTTTGAAACTCATCAACTAAAGGATTGCGACCTCTGCTGGTTTGTATAAAATTGATTTGGTTGGATACATCTACGATAATACTTGCTGCATCGCCCAATACGTTGGTGTCCAATATGCCTGTATCTAAAATCATGGCCTGGGCAAAACTAGGGCCAGTGCTAAAGTTTATGTAAGCATTTATTGTTGGTACAGCCATTAGGCAATACTTCCAGCAGGTAATAATTTGTTGCCAGACTTCAATGCCACTCTTACAGTATCGGTAATTAACCCTTGTAATTCTTGTTCGGCAACAATAGTGCCAGCATTAACATTAACTGTTACATCGGTATATTCGCCTCTTTGTACTGCGCCCATAGCGACTGGTGCCGAACTTGGGAAGCTCATGCCAGCTGCAGCAGCAGCATTTGTGCTAACTCTATCGCCACGTTCACCTGCTCGATACGCTACCCAGTCGGCAAGTGTTGTCATAGATGAGGCTGCTTTGTATTGAGCAGCGGTCAATTCTTTTAATGATTCTACTTCTTGTAAACGCCAATCATAAGCGTTCTTAGCTGCTAAATACTCTTGGGCTTTGGCTGCATTACCATCTAATATTGCTAATTTCTCAGCCAAACGTAATTTGGTTTCCTCGTCGGTGGCAAGGTTAAGTGCTTGCAATAAACCTATGCGCTCAACATCGTATTTTTCTTTAAGTTTTTCTAACTCTGTTTTTGCCTTAATTTGTGCATTTTCTGTCTTACGTAAAGTAACAGCTTGCTTAACCACTTTAGTTTCGGCAGACCCAGCCTGGCCAAATGGTGTGCCAGTAAAAGTGTCGGATTTTCTGACGAACTTGCCACCAATTTTAACAGTATTATTTGGGTTTAATAAGCTTAGGAAGTCGGCCACATTAGTTATATATCTGGCTAATGTTTCAGATGCACTTACCAATTTAGCAGTAAAGGTCTCTATGCTGTTATCGCCACTTAATGCCTTTAATGCATCTAATAAACCTTTACCAATAGCTTCCTTAGACTCATCTACAGCTACAGTCAATTTAGCCATATCGCCTGCATAGCCCTGGACAGCTGCTGATGCTTGGCCAGCAAAATTAGTATTTAACTGTTTTTGTATATCTAAGAATGAAGATGATTTTAATTGTGCCTTACTTAAACCTACGCCTAATCTACCTAATGCTGCATTATCACCCATATAGGCTTTAGATAAACTAGTGGCTACTGTGTTTAAGTCTTTGCCAGTACCAGCCGATACGTTTAATGCTGTCTCAAATAAACTTTGTGCTTGTGCTACATCTTTGGTTGCGATCAATAATCTTTGGAAGCCTGGAATTAAGTTTTCATCTACTATGCCAAACTGTAAAGATAGGCTCTTTAGATAATCCTCTATGCCAGGTTGTTCAAACTCTAAGCCTAGATTCTTAACAGTTGTACGTAATTTATTAGCTGCTTTTTCTGATTCAATAAATGCATTGACTGCATTCTTGGCAAATGATGCAACGGCTATTGTGCCAAATACCTTTGCAAAGGTTTTGCCTAATTTCTGCGTGGCTGCATCAAATTGAGATATTTCTTTTTTGCCTTTAGCAAGCGCCTTGCCATTCCAGGTAGATAAAGCCGATACAACTAATGGTGGTATTTTCGCCATTATGCCACCTTTTTGATTGTGCCATTATTAAACTTATTGGCTACTGTTTCTAATGCTTTTACAACAGCTGGCACAACTTTGTTATTTTGTTCGTACCAAGCCCTAAATATTGCTCGACCTCGTTGCATGCCATCGCCTTTTAATTGACTTAATTTGTTTGCACTTTCAATAAAATGCACGCCCGCATTAGGGTTTAATGATTCACCTTGCTGGCCACGCGATCTGCGCCCTGCGGTTTCAAATATTGCGCCAGCAGCTGATTTGTTGCCTACAAAATTAATTGCACTAAAACCTGACTCATTTCGCTTGCTTTGACCCTTGCTGTAATAAATACCATTACGAGCAACGTTTTCGTCATAAAATGGAAATGCTCGATACCGCTGTTCGGCCGTTACGTTTATTTTTGCCCAACCTGACAAAACCTGATCATTGTTGGGCATATATGATCTAGCCGCATCCCTAACAGGTATCATTATTGATTTAATTTGCGCTTGCATTTCTTTGTTTATATTACTATCGATTGCATCTAGAGCTTTGATCATTTCTTTAACGCCTGTAACGTTTACTGGCATTTTTGATCTCCTTAGCTCTATCCGTCAATACTTGGATGATAGCCCGATACATTTCTGTATCCATCTCAATAAACTCTTTAGGCGGTATCCCAGTCTCTACACTTAACTGTGCTATGCTGTAGAGGATCGAATCCCGCTGTGTTATTTTTTTTCTTCGTCTAACACCTCGACAGTATCTAAACTGTCAATAAACTCAGTGCCCCACAAAGGTATTTGAGCGCCAGCCCTGCGCAAGCATTCCCAAGCCAACCAGTAAATCTCGGTCTGCCGTTCATGCTCACGCAAGACTTTGCTAATACCTGATCCATACTTCAATTCGAAAGCGTACTCGACACCTGGAGTTATCTTGTGTTCTGATACATCTCCATTAGCCCTTGTTATCTTTAGCTTTGCCATTGTTACTCCTTAATTAAAACGCCACTGATGGCGATACTGTTATTGCGGAGTTTACAGTAAAGGTAACGCTACTTGTTGCAATTTCGCTAACTCCAGCCTGTCCGATTGGAGTTAGGTTATTTACCAAGATTGAAAATTGGTAGGTTGGGTTTGCAGCTGATACGGCTGTGCCCTTTACAGTAATAACTGATACTGAAATGGTCTTGCCAAATGCATCGTTTAGGGTTTGGCTGACCTTCGATGATGCCCAGTCATTCATAAAGTCGATTGTAAAGGTGCCAGATTGTAGTCCAGCAGCAAACTTATGGGCTGTATCTCCCATAGCTGTTACTTCTAACTCATCGATGATCTGATTGATAACAGCGCTCGAAACTACATCACTGATATCGATTGATGGAGTTGTAGGCGCAGCGGCAGTAGCCAATTTAACGCCTACGTTGTTATTTAGATATATGGCCATTGTTATTCCTCATCTTTCTTTGTTTTTTCTTTAGGTGCTTCTTTAATTTGGCCTGTCTTAATTAGAAAGGCTAAGTCTTCTTCTTTGCTCATGTTTAGCTCCAGCTCGTTAGGATTGATACTGTTATCTCGCTGACCAAAAGATCGCCACTAGCTGCATTAACGATTGATGGAGCTGAGACACTTGATATGTTTAGGGTTAGCGTTGATGCTGCCAACTTTGTTACTACGGCTAAAATATAGTCTTCCATTCCAGCCAAATTGCCTTGATTGTCAAAGGCAGGTTTAGTAATTAAAACTTTGAAATTGGCTAACGGCAACACAGTTATGTGATCATTGTTGCTTGGTACAATATAAGGATCGGATGGTGTAATAACCACTGCATTAGCAAGTAATGTGGCTGGTGGATAACTAAATACTGACCATACCCCTGCATTGGTTAAATCAGTTGCAAGTGTCCCACGTAATGTGGTAATTGCTGCTGGCATTAGCCGACCAAAGATGCTGGTGCTGAATATGGTTGGATGAGGCCTCTGACCCGATTTATAAGCTGATAGCCCATCCGATAAGGGCTTGCGCTGACCCCATCCATACCTACCCCACCAGTTTGGCTCACTTGACGTGCTTGCCAAATATCAACAGCCAGGATCATGGCTGCCTCTCTGATTGCGGGTACCACAGCATAATCTGCTTCTTTTGTATCTTGTCCTGATGCTTTGCCATAAGGCAAAATCCTGTGGAATGGGTCATTTGCATGCACTTCTGAAAATTGAATAAATGAATAACCATTAGGCCATTGATAATTGTTGAAATATGACCAGAATGCTGTTGATATGGATACAGGTACTGTAATGCCTGGGATTGTGCTTGTAATTACTTGTGATCCGCCATAAGGATGCCCACAGCCTTCAATAGATACTGTTTGCCCTGTTACAAATATGCCAGGATTGGCTAATACTAAAGTTGCAACATTGTTTTGTAATCCTGCAGCTACAACTGGTGCTGAGTTAAACCAAAGATATTCATTGAGAAGGTCTTGCGCTGTTTGACACACTTCTTCAACAGTTGCGTCAGAATATAAAGAGCCAATACCCAAATTGCTGCGCAACTCGGCTTTGGTAACGTATGTGGCTGCCATATATTCCTTTCTTAAAAGCTCCCCCAGGGCTAGGGCTACTAAACCCCAGGGGATTACTTATTGTTTATTTACTAACTACGCCTTCATATACTTGTAGATACCGCCAGGCATTTTGGCGATTGTTGCCATAAAGCCATAGATAGCCACTTGTACTTGTAGGTTTGAAACTACGTTTACAGACATATAAGCCTGTGGTGAGCGATACACGGTAAACGCTTCTGGTGCAAGGATTAAAGCAGATCCATCATCAAATGTTGTAGCTGCAAAGTTCTTGTCTACGTATAGATCAAGTCCTAGTACATTTCCACGGATTGATGTTGGTCTTACTTGTCCTGCTGCGTTCATTGGTTGAATCGCATTATAGATTGGGCGACCAGTTGTATCAGTTGCACCTAATAGTGCTTGATACTGTGATGGGTTAGCGATGTAATTTTGTCCAAAGTAACCTGTGTTCTTATAAATGTTTGCAGCTGCTTCTGAGGTAAAGTCAATAATACCTTGTGAATCTGCTGTTTCGTTTGATGCTGCTGTTGCGGCTGAAATCAATGCAGCTACTACAGTTGTATCAATAGTTGTTAAATATGCATTTTGTAGCTGTTGGGTTAGCTCTGCATAAAAATTAGGGTCTGAACGCTCTAGTAATTCAACTGAGAGTGTGTTCATACCTGAATACTTGCTAACTGTGCCAGTTAGGTACTCGGTTACCATACCTGTATTTGCTACTGCGCCAGCTTCCGCTTCAACAGTTACTGTAGGTGCGACACCTGATTGACCGCCTGCTGAAGTTACCAAAGATGGTACAGAGATAGTCATACCTGATGCAGGTAGTGTGCCTTGTGAACAAGCATCGATTGCTGGAGTACCAAAGCGAGTGTTAGTTACAAACTCGGTTAGGTATTGTGTTGGATTGAATGCTGGGTTAGTTGAGAATGAATCATCAGCTGCAGCGATGTACAGTTTTGACTCGTCTGATCCTAGTGCAGCTTTAATCTTGTGCTCTGTGTACTTTGCCATCGAATCGATAGGTGTACGCACACGTGTTTGAATTAGTGGTGCTGTAATTACTGGGCGAGCAGCTTCTACTGTAGGAGTAGCAGCCTCGACCTCTGTGCTTTGTGGCTCTGGTGCTTTGTCTTCCACAATAGCCTCGCTTTCTTGGGTTTGATTGGTTTGTTCTACTTCGCTTTCGCTAGCAGCAACTTTAGTTACTTGCGCCGCACTGAATGCAGGCGATTCAACTAGGCTAACCTCACGTAGAGTTGCGCTAGTTACATATAAATAATCTTTTTTCTGAATTGACTTATTTACATCAACTCCAACAGATAGACCATCGACTAAAGCCTCAGATGCCAAAATTAAAGCATCTTGGCCTTGCATTGATGCGCTGATTTTAAAGCTAGCATAGATGCCATCTTCTGCCTGTTGAAACTTCTGCATTCTACCGATTGGCTTCTCTGGGCGGTGTTGCATAAGCATCTTAACCTTGCCTGGATCGCCTATTTCGATTGAGCCTTTAGCAAATACGACTTTACCAACAGAGGTATTGCCCGCTTCTTCAAATGGCACGATCTTGCCAGAGATAATTCTGCGCTCCGAATCGGATGCCTCTACCTGGCTACTGAATGTAAGTATCATCTTCTACTTCCCTGCCTTCTGGTGTCATATTTTCCATTTCCTTTGCGTCATCTACATCGATTAAACCAAGTTGCAACATTTTCTCTATTGCTTCTAGTCGCTTCATTGTGTCAGCACGTAGGAATGATTCTTCGATAGCAAACTTAACGATATGGCCACGTGGCGTAATATCATCCATAGATAAACGGTCTTCAATAGCGCAAATAAATGGCTGTAGTGAGTAGGCAACAAACTCTTTGCGACCATCAATAATATTTTGATAAGTCATAGAGTTATTCATATCTGCGGATATGTAATATGCAGGTACGTTCATCGCTCTAGCAATTTGAGTTGCTAAGTATTGTTGCGCTTCGTTGTACATCATATCTTTAGGAGAAAACCCTGTGGTTTCATAAGATAGTGTGCTAGTTAAATATGCTGTTGATCTATTTTGTCTGCTTTGTTTCCATTGTGCTAATAATCCTGATACTTGGGCTTCTGGTAAATCTGCGCCAGTGTTTTTAATGTATCCACTTGGCATTGGAGTTTGTGCAGATACAGCTGCTGCTTTTTCAATATCTAATGCGCTTTGAATTGTACGTGCTGCTGTAGTTAATACGCCTTGTGTTAATCCTTGAAATGTAACTAGGGAGCCAACACCTGTCATTGGTGCTCTTACGCCATCGACAAAGTATTCTTCTACTTCTGTGCCAAACTTATTTGTTGTAAATGTAACCCGATTATTTGCAACCCATTCAAATCTTGATGGTCTTAAATCATCGGCATAGAGTTCCGTAACTCTCCAATACGCAACTCCATAAAATAAAAGACTATCGACAGTCCAGCTTAACGTGACGGATCTTGGCTGCCGATAGTCTGGTTGTTCTAACCACAGAGGGCTCCCCAGCTCCTCACCGTTTGACTTTTTGTAAAGTTTCAACGGCAAGTAGGAAACTACACCAGCAATAAGATTTCTGCAACGGCTAACAGCAGGTACTTGCATCGCATAATTGCGATCTAATCCACCAGGGAAATTACCGACACCAGTTGTAAATGAACCATAGCCATAAGCTGTGTCCATAATGGCAGGGGCGTATTGCGCTTGTACGGATTCTTTATTTTTTGTAATTCCCAAAGCAGACAATATACCCATATAAGTATTTTATACCATAAACTGGACATTTAATGCAAATTACACAAAGATTTGTGCAGTTTGTTGTGGCTTGGTTAATTGGCTAACCACCATAGCCAGGGAGATTGCAGCTGTAACATCACCTGCTGATTTACGTCTAATAATGCGCCAACCAGCATCATTTGTCTTGGCAGCGCAATTATTTAGATGCTGTACTAACTCAGGTTGGCCAGAATGGACTAATCTAATATTAGCCAAAGCATCTGACAGATCACTACACGCCTGGTAAAACGCTTGACCTGATACATCTTGCATACGCCATCCGCTTTGTTCAAGTCTTGTGGCAATAGTTTGCGTGGCGTACTTGTCATAACAGATTATGTGTGGGTGATACTTCCTAGCCCATTCATTTATATCGCTAGACATCTTGATCTCATCAATAGCTACATCACTTTGCCAAAGTTGTGCAAGTCCGACTGCTATTTTGCCGTCTTTCATTTGACCCATAACTAAAGCGCCTGATCTCCTGGTCGGTGCAATATCAAATGCCATTATTGTCATCGGGCCAACAGGTATTTCAAGTGTGCTATCGCTGCACGCTTCAATAGAGCCATATACCCAGGGGCTAACAGTGCTATCTACCCACTGACAAAGCATTTCAGTACGTGTGGCTTCAATACTGTTGGTGCTTACAGATTCTTCCAATGTTTGTTCAGTGATTAAATAACCTAATGCTGGGTTGGCCATAGCCCACGCTTTGCGATCAGTAATTTTACAATGTTGGGGTGCTGACCATTCGTAATAACCCAAAGTTTTTGGCGGATAAGATAATGCTCTTTCCCTAATGTCATTTAATACTGTACTAAAACCATCGCCAGCATTACTTGTCATTAAAGTCATCGATCCTGGCACAGCTCTAGTTGTTGGCAAAGCAGCTGTGAACGCTTCTTCTGACCATTCACGTAACTCATCAAGATATAAGAACCCACAGCTCTTTCCTCTGGGCGCATCTCTCGTGGCTGCTGCAATTTCATATCTATTGCCGTTTTTTAATGTAATTGATTCTTGTCCGTTGGCTAATCGGATTTGTCTTACCTGGTCTTTTAAGAATGGGTTATCCTCAATGGTGTATGCAACCTGTCTAAATGTATCCAAAGCCATGTTTCGGTTAGATGACATGCCTAATACGTTTTTAGTGTTCCACAAAAATAAATGTGCCAATATCAGCATCCGAGCTAGATGAGTCTTCCCGTTTTGACGACTGACAGTTATGATCCCAGTACGTTTGACAAAAAACCCAGTTTCATCAACTGTTAATAGATCATCTAGCACCCAACGTTGCCAGGGCACAAGAGGTAAACCAATCTTCGTAGCAAAATCAGCTACCTCTTGCGCTTTGCTGTTCCCTCTCAATAAAGGCGTGTGGATTCTAGGCTCGGTGCTGCCAATTAGCCCGACCCCTCGTTGAGTCTGGCTTAATTCTGTATCAATCTGCATCAAAGTTAAGCGTATCAGGTTTATTAAAAGGTGAATCTGGCACTGTACTGGTGGTTTCAGGGAGAGAAGGTTTGAA